AACGTGAGGTGTACGAGGATCTTGCCAAGTATGCCAAACAGTACGGAGTTCTTCCTGATGAACTGGCAGACAACCCTCAGTACTTCACTCGTATTTACAAACAAACTGAGGCTGCGAAGTACAACAAAGATGATTTGGTTAGTTACTTTGAGCGTGCAATCCTAAGCCACCCCAATGCCACAAAGTTTGGGTCTAACAAGGTTGTAACCATAGAAGGCAAAGAGATTTCTGTAGCCCGTACGGCTGCTCAACGAATCGTTGACTTCATGACGGACCCAATTGGCAAGTCAAGTTACAAGAACACCAAGGGTTGGATTGCTCGCAACAAAGAATCCTTGATGCGAGACTTGGGTAATGACCAAGAAGAACTGATTGATCAAATGCTGAAGATGGCTGGTGGTGAAATGCATGACCCAGTTGTCTCGTCAGGTCGCCGTCGTATTGCCATGAATGAAGGCTATGTGGGTGAAGCAGATATGGGCCAGTTGTCTGGTGTACGCATTTCTGACTTCTTCCAAAATGACCCAAGCCAAATTGTCTCTCAATATGCCCAACGATTAATTGGTGCGATTGAGATTCGCAAGGGTTTGCAGGTCATGGCTCAAAAGCATCCCAACACATTCGGCAAACTTCCGGGTGCGGCTGATGGGTCAATGTCGGTTGACGAAGTAACAGCACACCTTGCCAAGTACGCTGACAACAACCGAACCGCAGACTTCATTGAAGAAAATGTGTCTATGTGGTGGCGTGCTACTACTGGTATGCCCATTTACAGAGAGGCGAAAGGGTCAACTCTTCGGAGTGTGTTGTTCATGCAGGGTCTTGGTCAGGCCACTATTGGTGGATATCTCGGCCTTGCCCAGTTGCCTGAGATTGGCAACAACATGATTCAAAACAGCCTTCGGGCTGCAATGACACAGTTTGACATCGGAGAAATGCGTAAAACTCTTTTCTTGGGCCTTCGGAGGGCTAAAGGTCTCCCCGGCCTAGAACCAGTGGATCGCTTGGGTAGAGCCTTGTACACCCATACTGCTGTGGGTATTGATTACGACAACGCCAACCATGTGATTCGCCGTCTTGACGATATGGGCTTTGATGGGCACTTACGCCAAGCCTCCAAGCCTGAAAGGTTTGTTGACTGGGCACGGGAAGTGTCAATGCTGCACCCACTTGCCATTATCCCAATGGATACGTTCTTGCGACGATGGGGTGTTAAGTCAACCTTCCAGCACTTTGTAGATGTGGCGTACAAGTTTGATCCTGATGCTGGCCCTGTCTTGCAAAGATCATTCTGGCGTGATGATGTTCGACGCTTTGCTCAACTGGGCATTGACGAAGACATGGCAAAGCGTATTGCCAAAGAACTTCGCCGTCCAGACGTAGTTGAGGTAATCGAAACACCTTTGGGCATTCGAGCGATGGATGTCAACTTTGAAAAGATCGTGGATCAGGGTGCGTACGACGCTTTGATTCTCGGCATGCGTCGGAAGATGGACAGCCTTGTGCAGCGTCAGCAGTTTACTGATATGCCGGGATGGGTCAGCATGAACCCTGTGATCCGCTCGTTGATGCAGTTCCGAGTCTTTACCCTTGCTTCCAAATCAAAACAGTTGGCTGCTGGTATTGCTCGCGGTGATGCCACAGAAGCCGCCAATATGGTTGCATCAGCAGGCTTGGGCTACCTGTCCTACCTCGGCTTGACCTACGCCCGATCCTTCTCGGTTCCCCCAGAAGAGTTTGATGCATGGATTGCCGAACGGACCAGTTTTGAAAACACATGGAAGTCTGCGATTGTTCGTAGTAGTTACTCCAGCATTCTCCCAATGTTGATTGACACTGGAGCAATGGCAATGGGCGGTGCTGGCATCATTCCCGGCAAAGAGCCAATCTTCAACAAATACATCCGAAACACTGAAGGCAACTTGAATGTCTTGACTGGATCGGTTGCTTGGGGCATTGGTCAACGGTTTGGCTCAGTGCTGCAAGGAACGCTAGGCAACATTCTCAGTGACAAGAATGACTGGAGTAAACAAGACCTCCGAGACATTCAGGCGTTAATTCCTCTTCTTAAATTACCCGTATTGGAACAGATCATCTCTGCGGGCATCAGTAACACTAACCTCATTGATCGTGACGGGAGTACTAGTAGATAATGGCACTTTCATTCATTGAAGTAAACCCCACAACCAGTGGGCAAACAGTTTACAGCAACATTAACCTTCAGTTTGTTAGCACTGAAGACATCTTTGTGACCATCAAAAAAGCAGATGCCACAGTAATTACCCTGACCTCAACTCAATACGAAGTCACTACCTCACCAACGCTTACAGTCACGATTACTGATTCAGCGGTAAGTAGTGCTATTGCGGTCAATGACACAATCCGTGTTTTCCGAGACACAAATGTATCTTCACCTGCTCGGATCTTTTCAAACGGATCGGTCCTCAAAGCATCTGACCTCAACGCCAACCACAATCAGATCCTGTTTGCCCAGCAAGAAAACGATGAACTGGGTATTGGCGATGCGTTGCAAAAAGATGCTTCAGGTGCATTCTGGGATGCGACTAACCTAAACATTCGGAATGTTCTTGATGCTGTTGAGTCAAGCGATGCGGTCACGCTGGGTCAGGTAAACGCCGCTTTGGCCTCAGCAGGAAGTGTCCCATCTGTTCCGCAATCCTACAGCACTGCTTCTGGCACACTGTTGAATGGAGCAATCAGCGGTAGCGACACAGTTTTTGATATGACTCCGCCGCCAACCTCTGAGTTTGAGCAGACGTTCATTGTTGAAATTGATGGTGTCATCCAACGACCCAATGATGACTACACGATTACTACAGGAACTACGGTGGGAACACTGAGAATCCTTGGTGCTGATGTTAGAACCCAAAGCATTGTGGTCACCAACTTTGGCTTGTCTCGTCAGGTCTTTGATTTCCCATCAGTTGGTCAGGCTGTTACTTCTACCACTACTCCTCTTACGCTTCAAGGCCATCCTTCGCAGGCCGCCTGCATTTTCGTTGTTGAGCAGAGTGACGGCGATGACATCTTTTGTGTGAACAATGATCATGTCATTGTAAACGGCTACGGAACCACTACACCTTTTACTGTAAAGCAGAACACAGACGGTGTGGCTACAATTGCAAGATTCCAAAACGCTGCTGGACAAACCGTACACCACTTTAAAGATCCCACAGAATCAAGTGGGGGTTTTGCATCATTTTACGAAATCACTGATCACAACACTGTGAATGCAGGCAAGGATCATATGTTGATTTTGCGTCGAACTGCCGTAAACGATGCCAACAACAGCGAGCGTGGTGCGTTCTTTATCTGTAAAGGCAACGATGGTGTAGGTTCTCCGTCTGGCGGTCAAGGCAGAGATGTCTTCAAAATTACACAAAACGGAAAAGTACAAGTTACAGCAACTGATGACACCATTGCTGGTCAAAAAGATAATGCAGCAGCACTGTTATTGCGATATCACCACACCACATTAAATGATCCGGCCAATTACATCTCTTGTATGGCATCAAACGGTAAAGAAAGATTTGCAATTGGGTATGGAGATACTACTAATCCCGCAGAACGAGACAGTCTTGCTTTTAACTTGGGTACAGGTCAAGATGCTACAACCACTACAGTAACTATTGGAAATCGTGATCCAGACGGAGACAACTTGCACCAACTTAGGTGTTTTGCAATACCCCAACAAGACACAGTGAGCGGCACTGGAAACACTGTTCCGTACTTCCGATTTATTCTGCAAGGCAACAAAGCATCCAACAATCGTCGGGGATTGTGCGAACTTAATACAATGGCCCAAAATTCTGGTGAGGCTTTGTTGGTGCGAACTGTGGCGGATACTTCAGCCAACAGCAAACTGATTGAGTTGAACTACGACGGCAACATTCTGATTCAAGATGTCGTTAAAGGCAGGACGAAAGTAGATGCAAGTGTTCTTCGTCGAGACGAAATTAGAGAGGACTCTCCGCAGTACGCCAACATTGCTGTGGCTTATGCCAATCCGATTACGCGGGCTCAAGGCAGTCCTTTTTCGGGAAACAACACACCAGTTACATTTCAAGAGTTGAACACATCAGGATATCTTTCAACTAGCGTTGTACAAGCCGAAACCAATACGGAAGTGAGAATTCAAACTGCCGGTACTTACTTAGTTGAAGTTGGGTGTTCGGTGTCTACTCGACAACCAGCGGCTGGTCAAACGAATACTGTGGTCATAAAACTGCAAGAAGCAAATGGCACTGGCAGTTTCGCAGAGATTGCTAGGGTTGAAGGCTTGGCCCCCTCGACATCATTTATCGGTGGTGCAACACTTAACTACAAACGCATTGTCACCATAACTGAATTG